GTCTCGATAGAGTTGCCACTCAGGGCGTGTCCCTGTGCGACCTCAGGAGACCCTACAGTTGGGATACCAGAGGTAATAGGTTCAGCATTGAACGTCTCATCTTCTGACATCGTAATAGATGGGACAGATGGGGCGTTAGTAGTGATACCTACGAGGTTTAGTTCGTGCTCTTGAGCAATGACTGAAGCATCTACTGTAGGAGACCCTGTGGTAATACCATTGGCAAGGAGAGGTGTAGTCTCTTGTACCGAAGTCTCTGGAACTACAGGCTGACCTGTTGTGATACCGTTTGCAGACAACTCATGTTCTTGAGCTATGTCTGAGATACCGACTGTGGGAGACCCTGTGGTAATAGCTACAGGTGAAAAGTCTTGGTCTTGTACGATAGCTGAAGTATCAACCGTAGGTGAACCCGTAGTAATTGGGTCAGCAGAGAAAGTCTCGTCTTCTGCCATCGTAGCGGGTTGGACTACAGGAGAACCTGTTACGATAGCTACAGGGCTTAAATCATGCTCTTGGTCAATACTTGAAGTACCAACTACAGGAGACCCTGTGGTAATAGCTACAGGGCTTAAGTCATGCTCTTGAGCTAGAGAGGAGCTACCAACAACAGGGCTTCCAGTAGTAATACCATCAGCATTTATCAGGTAGACGATAATCGCCCCATCATCACTCAGAGGAGCAGAGGCTAGAGGCGAAAATCCAAGCATTGTTTACCTCAAGGTTTCGTTGGCCATGTAACTTCGTAAGGGAAGCCAGCTTGTTCTGTTATATCACGAAGTGCCTGTCGATACAGTTCCCATTCAGCAGGAATGTTCTGGCCACGTTCATAAGACTTGATGACGATCCAATCAGTCTCTTGCAGCAGGCCATCACGGCGGGAACGAATGTTACGTTCTGCTTGCTCAAGCGGTTGCTGTTCGACCACATAGGGCAACACCCAACCACCATCGACTTGCTCAAATACCCCATCCGTCAGGCGATGCGTCAGGCTATCGTATTCAGGTGCAACAGGCCGTGTGTATGGATACACATCATAGCTTGCCAGCAGGTCATCAGGGATCAGCTTGGGGAAGCTGGTGTGCGGATTATCACGGCGCAGTTGTCCCAGTGTGTATTTGGCTGGGGTGCCGTTTGTGAGTTTCAGGTGCATGGCGTGTCCTTATGCGGTGGTGTATTGGTAAAGTGCATCTGTGCCGCTACCAATAATATACATCTTGCTCCCGTCAGCCTTAAAACTTAACCCTAGCGGGACGCTTTGTTGCGTTGCCACAGAGAAGGAAACACTGTCATAAGAGGCAGAGGTTATGTCCCAAGCTGTTGATAGTCCGTATTGATACACGAGATCGGTAGCATCTGATACCCACCAGAACTTTGTCCCGTCAGGATTGAAGAATATGGCTTGGATCAACACAGACTCTGTAGAAACAGAGATGTTGCCAACCAGAGTAGCCGTGCTGATGTCAAAAGACGATGACATATCATACTGCAAGACCCTACCGTTGGTCCTGTCGCAGACGTATAAATGAGTCCCATCTTCGCTAACATAAAGACCCTGCGGGGTTCCTGTTTGGCTTGAAACATCCAGTGTTGTGACGCCTGCGCCGTTTATTGTGGAAATGTCCCAACTTGTCGTCAGGGGATATTCATACACAAGGTCGGTGTTGTTATCAGGGACATACAATTTACTCCCATCTGGCGTAAACCAAAGGTCAGTTGGGCCTGTGTGGGAAAAAGTAAAGTCTTGGTTCAGCGTCAAGGTTGACAAATCCCAAGGTGAACTCAGGTTATATTCATATACTTTATCCGACCCATTGCCAGAGTAATACATTTTGCTTCCATCGGGCTTAAAAAACAAACCTGTTGGGATTGTGTCAGCAACGCTAAAGCTGACACTATCGTATGATGCTGCCGACAAATCTGGGTCTGACCACACAACAGGTCCACTAGGAACCCCAGCCCTAGCCATCTGCATCAGCCTAGAGATCGTCATGCCATTGCATCCCCAGCTTGGAATCCGTAGTAAGTCGTGCCACCATCCTGCGTGTAGAACGTAAACACATCCGTCTCGCCACTAGCAGGTGCGTCAGGGGCAGTACCACCAGCCCAGTCAACCGATGCAGGCCAAGTCACAGTCACCGTAGCTGAAGGCGTTACCTTGAGCGTGAAGCCATAAGCCGAACCTGTAGCTGGGGGATTGCTGAACGCATAGGTCACATTAGCAGAAGGTGCATCAGAGAACACGTTGCCCGTGGACAGATCGAGGGTGCTAGACGTGATGTCACCGACTGTTTCACCAGCAGGTGATGGCTCAAAGAAGCCCTTTGTGTAGTCGATGACAATGCTCATTATACTGCAACGCTCCCATTCATGTCATCCTGTGTCATTACCCAAGTGTAGCACTTGTCGAGGAATGTAGCACCAGCAGATGCTTCTACGTCAGCCAAGTCAGCGTGGTAGCGGCGGAAGTCTACCTCACGAGTATCATCGTCAGGTGTAGCTGTAGCGTAGCCAGCGACATCAATCATCACGGTGAACTTGGGTCCGCCCTCACGCATACGGGATACCGCAGCAGTGACGATACGGAAGTAAGCACCAGAGAAAGGTGTGCCATATTGACTGTTAGTCAGGTCGAGTTGAATAGCCATTAGTATGTAACCTCGCTGGTGTGGACGGTGGCGACCCACCGAATGTTGGTAGCCGCTGCACCAGTGACTTCGATCTTCAAGCCACCGTTCGTTGTATCTGCGCTGAGAGCCATGCCCCACGCTGGTGTGTTATCCAAGACAGTCGTGGCGCTGTTGACCAGCACAGTCGTGCCTGCCGAGCCTTCCCTGCGGATCAGCCCTTCGATCTTCCATGCTGCACATGCAGTGCCTTGAGAGGCTTGCTGACGGGCTACGATAGTGCCGTGGAAGGCGTAGGCAGAGTTGTTGGGAAGGATGACTTGGTTGGTGGTTGATGGGTTGCTGTATGTCGTTAAAGCAGAGGGCGTTGCATCTGTTGTATTCCGTGCAAGAACCATCTTCCCAGATTGTGAAGCGCCATCACTATTGCCTGAAATTGCGTAGCCAGTCCAAGCCTGTTTGCCGCGAATGCCACCCACAACCGCACGACTGCCCAGCGCCATTGAAAAGGAACTATCAGCCCTTGTTCCAATTCCGATAGCGATAGAGGCAGAGCCAGACGAAATAGGTTCTGAACCTCCACCTTGCCCCCCAATAGCAACAGACCCGCTGCCCGTTGCTTGAGAGTTTCTTCCAATGGCTATAGAGTTGCTATTACTAGACTTAGCAAATCCTCCCATAGCCACCGAGGTAGCCCCAGTAGCGCCATAGCTTGACGTATTGTTGGCTATAGCTGTTGCGAAGGAGTCTGTGTTACCAGCCCTTGACCTACCCAGAGCGATGCTGTTTGTCCCAGCGGCTATACTTTGATTGCCAATAGCCACAGCATTAAGACCAGTAGCAGAAGGTGCAGTAGGACTAGAGGGATTTTCAGCATACAACTCAAGGGCAGTGCCACCACCAGCAGCAATCCAATCATAGTCGCTACCATTCCACGACAGCACCTCACCAGAGGAGGCAGTGCCAGTGTTAAGGTGGGTGTCAACGTCAGCATCGGTGTAGCCAGAGACAGCAACCCAATCGTAGTCCGAGCCTGTCCAGCTAAGGTATTCACCACTTGTGGCAGAGGACGTATTCAGGTGGGTGTCAACCAGCGGGTTCACATTGCCAGCGTCAGTTACGTCAGCCGTGGCTTCAATGCCGTCCAGCTTGGTCTTGTCGCCATCAACAAACGGACCCTCAGAAGGGGGCTGTTGAATGTCCTCACCTGCGGCTGTCACATAGACAACAGCATCGCCAGAGAGGTTGAGCAGAGAGCCTGTCGAGCTTTCATCCAGAACCCGTGTGAGAGTGCCAGTGGAATAAGTGCCTGAGCCAATCTCCCAAGCATCGCCATCCTCGATGGTGTATCGGACTACATCAGAATTGACGACACCAGCAGAGGTGAAGGATTGATAGCCACTCTCAGCAGCACCAAGAGTGATTGTGCCAGTGCCAGTGGTGGCAGTGGCTACTTTGGCTCTGTTTACGAGAGTTACCATTTAGAGAACCTCTTAGGCTGGGTCTGGGATACCGATTGCGACAGAAGACAACGTGAATGTGTTGCCAGATGTAACAGATTGTGAGGCTGTAAGAGAGTTTGTAGCAAGGAGACGAGAGTTTACTGTATCTACGATAGCGTAGTGAGTAGCTGTACCTGTGCCAGTCACTGAGCCATCCGTAATAGCAGCTACAACAACCTCACGACCACCACCTGAGCGATCCTGTGGAGCACCGATGGAAAGGCTTGTGCTGTCACCAAGTGCGTAGGTGACGTTAGCCTCTGTGAATGTTGTTGCCTCTTGTGAGGTAATTACGATTTTGTTTGCTTCTGTGTCGAGGACGGTCAAACCGTTGTCGAACACACGATCATTCAATGTTGCCATGATTATTCAGTTTCCTGTGTATTTTTTGTGTTTGTTTGACCGACTTCTGGGTCGTATTCTAGTTCAGCAATATCCATAAGGTCTTTGATAACCTCTGGGTGGCTACTGACATCAATGTTCGCACCGTTAAGGTTACGAAGGAAGGCAGCAATCTCACGAAGATCGTGGGGAGCTACATCACCAGCCTTAATAGTTGGCATTAAGTCATAATTCAGACCGTTCAACTGCCAAAGACGCTCGACCAACTGTTTGTTGAGAACATCTACGATTGCTTGGATGTAACTCTCAAGCGCACGGAGGAACAGGTCTGTCTTCGACTTGGAGAGGGCGTATGAACCCCCAGAGGAACCAAGCAGAAGAAACTCAGAAAGTACGGAACGAGCGATGTCATGCTGGTAACGACTTACGATTGGGTTAATGTCAATGTTGCGTTTACCATTGGATGCCATAAGCTCAATGTCAACTAATCTAGTGGAGGAAGGCGCTCCGTCTTTATCGGGGTAGGTGTCGGAAGGCAGTATAATGTAACCTTGCTCGTTGAACTTAACGTCTCGTAAGATTTGCTGCAAGTTGTGTACAAATCCTGATTGAGCAGAAGAAGCGTCCCCAGAAAGATACTCAGCGGGAATACGAGCGACAGGAATACCCGCCAATTCTCGTTCAACCGCAATGGCCTCAATAGCCTGTAGGTTGTTAAGGTACTCGTAAGAAGTATAAGCGTTACGAAGAATACTACGGCCACTTGGATCACCATTTATTGAGGTAGTGCGGTAATACAAGGATTTATTAACTGGGATATAATTCTTGCTTGCCATAAGGCCAACTGACTGTTCAATACCTAGAACATCCCCAGTCTTCTGGTCGACATCAAATCTATTGATAGTCCAAGGCGCACGGGCTGCGATCTTACGCACACCAATACGTCCATCTGTGTATTTAGAGTGTTTCTTGTCAGAACGCTCGTTAGGGCCAACACGCCGCTTGTAGATAACCTCGAACCAACCAAAGCCATACGACAGAAACGACAAGGCTTCTGCAATGTGGTCATCTAGTGTATGATCCATGTCATCAAGAACGCTCTTAACGAAGTCAGCTTCCGCTTTAGCTGCATCACTATCGTCAACTGGAGTTACATGAAGGTCAACATCACGAAGGATTTGCTCAACAGAATACATAACAGCGCCAACGGTACTATCATTGTCACGCATCTCACGATACTTGCGTATAGCTTTCTTGCCACGCAGTTCAGGGAGAAACTCATCAGCACGGATTTGACCGTTATGTGTGTTATCGCCAGCTACGCCAAGGGTTGCCTTAGCTTTGGCCTCTGAGAGCTTCTTAACCATGAGGTAGGTTCCATTATTATTTCTGTGAAAGTCCCTTGGCACTTGAGTAAGCGAGGGTCAGTTTGGGTTTCGCATATCCATTGAGTGAGAGGTCTGTAATTGCCCATACACAGGCATCAAGTCTATCTGGGGAGCCAATCGACCCTAGTGGTTCCCATGTTCTCATTTGTGTCTCTAGTTCGTTCAGCGAAGCCCCATCAGGGGGATTAGCCACATGCTTAACTAAACCACGCTCGTACAATGCCGATACAGGTTCAGCCCTAGCGAACTTACCACGGGATGCTCTAACAGCCTTGTAAGGTACTGTAGGGTCTTCTCCGTGGATCGTCTGCTTAACCATGTCACCACCTTGGTTAACCTCCGCTACAATACGGTCAGCTTGGTAGTGGTGATACAGTTGAATAGCTTTAGATGCCCAACCC